TTATGCGAGTTCTTTAGACTTTTGTTCTTGTTGACGTTGTTTTGCCCAAATTTTTACTTGTTGCTCCCAGTATTTTTCGTTAGCCTGCTGTTGAGCTGATGGAGGCATAGTCCATAAAACATGATGAATTGTTGTTGCTATAAGTGTTCCAGTAAAAAATAAGGTTTCCATATAAGTCTATTTATAGTACCAAAATATAAATATCGAAGTGAACACAATAAACAAGGAATAAAATGACTAAAATGAGAAAATACACTTTTATAGATTCAAGCCTACCCGAAGGTGAGGATACAAAAGTAATTGAAGCTTTAGGTTATAAAAAAGCTGTGAAGTCTTATCAAATTAGTTCCAAAGCTCCAGAAGTTAATGTATACTGGACAAGTAAAAAAGGAACTGAATCTTCTTTAACTCAAGTTCTTCCTTTAGGAAGAGGTAAAAAAGTAGGCAAGTAGCGACATGGGCCGTCCTAAAGTTCATACCCGTTATGGACCAGAAAAACAGGAACACTTACCTAGGACGCATCAGGGCCAAAAAGTTAAGCCTTGTTTGTTCGTATCTTTTGGCGGAAAGAAGAAAATGTGTGCCGTAATAGAGGCTACGGGCGAAATGGTATGCGATGAAAATGGCAAACCTTTACCTTGGCAATCAGTCGGTTCCTAATGTATACTGCTAAAATTAGATAAATATTGTTTAATTAAGACAAGGAGACAATTATGAATAATATGATTAGTAAAGTTACAGGACTTTGGACTAAAGGAAGTAACGTACAGAAGATAGGAATTGTCGTTGTTGCAGTTATTATACTGTGGGCTATATTCTAAGCCAAAAATATTCCAAAACCAAAATCCTACAATAGACAGAACTTTTATAATGGGTTATTAGATTAAACTCTAAAGCCCATTATATTAGCACTTTATAAGCTCACAGACGTCGCTACAAGGGTCTTGTTTGTAAATTAATATACGTGCCTACCACCACCAAAATACAGCCTGTTCTTGCAATTTCAAAAACACCATTTCATAAATATTTTTACCCCTATGAAGAAATATATTGGAAAATTTATCCAAGTCGATTGGAATCAGATAATCAAAAATCTTGACGGTGTAAAACGTCAATACGAGTCAACTCCTTCAGATTATAAAGACAAAATACAAATTGAAACAGCCTTTAAGAATGTTGCCAATATAATAGATTTTGAAACCTTTCATGATGGTTTTGGCAATGTTAATAAAGATTTTGGCAATTGGTTAAATGCCAAACCTGTTATGTGTTGGATTAGCGAAATGAAAACAGGATATTGTGTTCCACCTCATATTGATGATCAAGAAATAAATGAAGTGTTGGGCGATCAACCAAAAGATAGTTTTGTTAGATATCATTGTCATATATCAAATCCTTGTATGGGTAGTACATTAATTGTTGAAAAAGATTGTTATCATATGGAAGAACAAGGTGCTGTATATCAATGGAATAAAATAGATGCAGAACATTGTGGATTTAATATTGGAAAACAAATCAAATACATATATCATTTTATAGGAGAAAAAATAGATGATGAAAGAATTAAATATCATCATTTTTATTAAAATATGATAAAGCAATTACAATTTGATTATTGGCCTATACATAGATCGGATGATGTTAAAAATCCTTTAATAGAGGAAGGATCCTTACAAGATTTATTATCTACATATTGGAATGATGTAGAGTGTTGGCCTACTATAGAATTATCTAAAGAACAAATGGATAAAGGATCAATACAAAGAACAGCAGATATAGAAATAAAAGAAAGTAATATATTAAATTTAATAAACACACAACGTTGGGTACAAGACGAAGAACAAATAGAACTTTCTGCATTAATGCAATTACAATCATCTAATGGAAAATGGAAAATAAATTTTACATTAGACGTAGGTGATGTACCTGAAAATGATTTAAATTCTTTTAATGATAAGTTTGGAATAGGTTGTGAAAAATTTCATTTTAAATTTAATAATGAAAAACTTATTGTTGATCAAGAAATAAAAGCAGGACAACTTTATAGAGCTACTAAAGTTTTTGAATGGAACAATAATACTCCTTTAGTTTTTGAAATAGAAGAATATGGTTATGGTAGTACAAATAAAAATTCTACATTTACACAAGGAGTTAAGTGGACAATAAATGAGCGAAGATAATTATTTTGAAAGAATGGCGGCTTATCGTAAACATCGAGAAGCAGGTTTTGGGGAGAAAGTAATTTACGCTCCGGATATGATATCACATGGTAAAAGAATTAATATTGCAAAAAACATTTATCATAGATATTTAAAATTACCTGTTGTGTTTAATAAACCTAAAATGTTTGAAAAAGATTTAGAAAATAATTTTATAACATATATGGGTAAAGATGTTGTGCAACAAGATTTTATAGACTGGTTAAGCAAATATAATTTAAAAGTTAGTAATGTAGTAGAAGGATTTTTTACAAAAACAAATGGTAGTATTCCAGTGCATAATGATACAACAATTAAACCAGACATAAAAGACGCTTGTAAAATTAATTTTACTTGGGGTCCTAGTAATAGTGTTACACGATGGTGGAGAGTTAAAGATGAAAGTAAGTTGAAAGAAATTGTACATGATACGACAGAAGTTAATAAAGGGTTAGAAGAAGCTGGTGTCGTACCTGATATAGACTGTTATAAGTGTTATAGTGCTAATAAAGAAGATTTAGATTTAGTACATGAAGCAGTTATAGATAAACCTAGTTTAATGAACGTAGGTCAATTGCATGACACATATAACCCTGATGCTGGTCAAAGTAGGTGGACATTATCATTTACAATATTAAATAATACAGGAGAACATTTAAGTTTTAATGAAGCTCTAGAACTTTTTAAGGAGGTAGTATATGAATAGAACGATAAGACTTACGTGCCCTAAAGAAGATGGAAAAAGATATTTTTCCAAGGCAGATCACGGGTACGAAAACAACTTGAATATTTCATTTAATAACAATGTTGTATTCAAAAATATAAATGATGCAGAAGAACTGTTGCCAATTACAGAAAGCAAACAAGTAGAAATGTCAGATGATTCGCCAAGTAAATTGGTGTTAGACTATGATATAAAATTTAATGCTAGTAATGAAAAGGTTATTGTTAAATTTACAATTGACCCAGCTACTAATGTTATTAATACAATGTTTGATAGAAAAAACTTTGTAGGAGGAAGTGAAAATTTAATAGAAGATTATTATGTTAAGTTGCAAATTAATGATAATGTATCTATGTTGGATAAAGAATTTCATAAAGGAGATTTTAAACAAGTAAATTTAGCTCATCCTATAATTGCACAACAACCTATTGACATAAAATTAGAATCAAAAAAAGCATTTGAAGGAAACAACAATATAACATACGACCAAATAGAAATAAGAATAGAATAGAATAAGTGAAACATTTAAAAGGATTAATACCCGGGCCACAACAATTAACTAATGTAGCCAAGCCGCATTGGCAATACGGCTATATTAAAGATAATAAAAAAATTATTGATCCTTTGTTGCACTATGGTTGTTTTTTATTAGGGTTTAATAGACCAGACATATTAGATTACGTCCACAAAAATATGCAAATAAAACCCGAAATAGCAGAAAGTATTGTAAGAAACGAAAATTTATATTTGAATGATTCCAGTTATATGTTAGCGGATCAACTGTTTCAAATGTGTGGATATAAAAGTATATTTGCATTAAGTGGCAGTGACGCTAACGAAGGAGCAATTAAATTAGCTTCAGCATATCAAAAAATTGTAGGACAAAACAAACGCACAAAGATTGTGTGCTTTGAAAACAGTTACCACGGTAGTACATTTTTAAATTACAACCTGGGAGACGGTTTGTTTGGTGATCCTTTTTATACGCTTAAACCGTATGACCAAGTCATCAAATTAAAAAAGGACTTCGATATCTCCAGCATCGATTGGAGCGAAGTGATGTGTATCATTGTAGAAACTTGTTCTTATAGTCAGACGTTGCAACCCAACACTGAACAATTTTGGAACAAGTTAACTCAACTTCAAAAACAAGGAGTTGTGTTAATACTTGATGACATCTTTATAGGGGGAGGCAAGACAGGCAGTTTTGTCGGATGGTATAAATTGCCTGTCAAGCCCGATATATTCACGATGGGTAAAGCCATAACAGCAGGCTTTTTTCCGTTGAGTGCTACTATGTATGGACAACGAATAGATGAAGTGATCCCTGATAATTTTGATTGGGAACATGGATTTACATACAATTTTAGTCAAGCAGGTATCTTAAGTACATTAAAATACATAGACTTGTTGCACGAAGAAATGCCATTTGAATTTCATTTTACATTAAAAGAACGAGCAATTCATATTTTTAAAGAAGCTGGATATGACATTGTAGGACACTTTGGATTAATCTTTGACATTAAACGAGGAGAGGATAGACAGTTTTTTGTTATCCCAATTAATGCTACAGATGAATACTTTGACATCTTAAAGGAGCAATTAAAATGAAAATAGTTGATAACTTTTTAAGCGAAGAAGTTTATAAAAACTTTGTAGATGCATTACAAAATGAAAAGGCTCCTATGGAGCTTCCTAGTGATGAAGAAGATCATAAAGGATTAGACAATGTTAAGTTATATCGTGTAGAAGGTATAGCAAGAACTATGTTTATGAATGAATTAGAAGAACAAGACTTTTGTAAAATAGATTGGGACAAAGCAGACTTTGATGTAAGATATCATATAACAAGAGCTCCATACTATTCAAATTTTCATTGTGATCGTTTATCAGATTGGAAAACAGATAACATAGACTATTGTGGCATTACATTTTTTATGAATGCAGAATGGAATCCAAACGATGGAGGATTCTTTATGTGGAAAAATCGTTGGACTAGTACTACAGGAGAGTTTGTAGAACCTATAGCAAACAGATTAATATTAAATCCACAAGACTTCCCCCACGCAATAACACAAATTACAAATAAAGATGTTGTGCGACACAGCATACAAATTTTTATAAACAAAGGATATATGTTATGATCTACACAGAATATGATCCATTACAATCTGTAATCGTAGGAGACACGTACTCTCCTGGAGACGTGGATCATTTGTTGACTAAAGGCAACATTAAACAATTTAATCATATCCTAGAAGAAACTAAACAAGATTTAGAAGCATTATCAACCTTTCTTACAAAAGGGGGTGTTGAAGTATATCGTCCTAATGTTTACAAATATAATGCTGTAAAAATGCCACAGTTCAACATAAATGTACCAATTGCACCAATCGTACCAAGAGATCAGTATATGGTTATGGGTAAAAACATTATGCAAACTTATACAAGTTATACAGACAGATACTTTGATGCTATTAGCTATTATGAAATATTTGAAAAATTATTCCGTGAAGGCTATCGTTGGATGAGTCAACCAGCCCCTATGCTTATGGATTTGAATACTACAGACGAATGGTTTATGAGTGATAGAACGTATGTAGACAAATTATCTGATAGAGTGTTGTGGCATACAGCTACAATGTTTAAGGCGGGCGATGCATTTATTGTTAATACACGAGGTCCTGGAAGTCAAACTGGATTAGAGTGGTGTAAGCGTGAGCTACCTGAATATAGATTTATTAGTAACGAAGGTACACGAGTTAAAGAGTTTGGACACATTGACCACGGCTTTATTATGATAGATGATGAAACAGTAATTCATGCTGGAATGGATTGGGTGCCTAAGTGTTTGCATAACAAAAAATTAATAGATGTTAGTGATTGTTTGCCCGAATTAAAAATGGATAGGTATATTCAAGACTATGCTAAAGCACGAGATAAAATGGATGTTGCTTGGTTAGACAAGTATTTAGAGAATTGGAGAGGGTACAGTCAAGAAGTTTGCTTTGATTTAAACGTATTAATATTAGATAGAAACAATATTGTGTTTGCAAGACACATACCTAAATTGTTTGAAAAACTAAAGTCCTTGCACATCGATTGCCACGTAGTGGAGCAACGTCATTATTTGTATTGGGATGGTGGAATACATTGTAGTACATTAGACGTTAAACGTGCAGGCGTCAAAAGAAAAATCATATAAAATCTGTTTACCGAATGCTACCGCGTCGCTTCGCGACTGCTTACTTTCTGGCGGACGACCGCTTCGCGGCTTATTCGCCATCTTGATCCCTCTCGAACAATATAACCTACGCAATTAGATGATCCACACTTACAAGGGTATTGTTTGTAGTCTGTTTTATCAAAACTAAACCCATAATCATAAGTTAACTCTTCGTCTTTTTTAATATTCTTTATAGCAAAAATCCATAATTGTCTGTTATAATCAAAAACTTCACAGTTAGGATTACAGGAATGATTTATTAATCGAGCAGTATTAAATTTAAAATCACCATCAAGATCGTACTGTTTGTTTAAATTAAACAAGTAAATCTCTTTATCGTTATCATACTTTGGATCTGTTTCTGCTTTATCGTGACTAATTTTCTTTCCTTTATACTGGATAATTCTTTGACCTTTTTTAATATTAGTAGAGGCAGACAAGCCATTCCTATGTATATTGGATCTTTTGTTTTTATATAATCTCATTATTACTCTTTGTCTAGATTAGATAAAAACTCTCGCAATTTAGTAGAATCGCCTTCTGTTTTAGCTTGAGGTATTCTAGTACCTTTACTAGGATCAACGGCTGTTGTTTCTGGTTGGTCTGGTGATGTTTTCTTTAATGTATTATATACTTGACCTACTCGTTTATCATATTTTTGAGCGTCTTCATCTTCAATTAAATCTCTAATTCTTAATGAATCTATATCAAATTCTAAATCTATTTTACTACCAATACCACTAGATGATCTAGTTTTCATTAATTGTATTTGATATCTTCCACGTTCTCTCATTGCTCTACTAGTGAATATACCAAATACATTATCAGCAGTTTGTATTTTACTAATACCGCCTGCTATATGTGAGTGATCAAATTCTATTTCTTCAACCGAACCTCTGTTCAATTGTGATGCAGTTACAAATATAATTCCTAATTCCATTGATAAATTTCTTAATTCTTCTGATACAAACTTATCTTTAACAAATAAATCACTTGGAGATACTTTTTTAGATATAGGCATCATTAAATCTAAATAATCAACTAGCAATACATCTACTTTGCTTTGTGTTTTAATTTCATATTCCTTAATAAATGATCTAATATCGTTTGCATTTTTACCACTTGGCAAATATTTAATTTGGAATTTACCAGCTTTCTTGCCAAGTATTTTTACTTTCATTTCAACACCTTCTAATTCTTTAAAAATTTTCTTTGTTGGAATGTCAGTAAGCATACTATCTATTCTCATTGATATTAATTCTTCACTTAATTCAAAGCTAATATATAAAATATTCAATCCTGCTAATGTCCAGTTACAACCTAAATTTGTAAGAAATAAAGATTTACCTGCACCTGATCCTCCTGCAAATATATTAAGTTCTCCTTTATTAAATCCGCCAAATAGTTTTCTATCTAATGTTGACCAGCCTGTACTAACTTGACCAGCCTGATTTTTTAATTTCATTAATCTTTCTTTTGGATCTTTAAAATAATCTGTACCTAAATCTTTGTGTAGTCCTATTTGGACTGCCTTTTTAACCAAGTCTTCAACTGGACCATAGTCACCTTTTTCTAACATATCTGCAGATTTTAATATAGCTCTTTCAAGACTTTTATGTCTAACAAATGTTTCAAAGTCTCCTAGTAACCAATCATAATGAGATTCATGAAGTCCTTCAGGTACTTTTAAATCTGTTTTACAATTTGCATTAATCATATCTGGTGTTGGTAATGCATTATGTTCAGCAACATATTTGTTAAGATAATCTGCCGCACTTTGTAATTTTCTATCAAATAAAGACTGATCAAATATAGATTGACATCTAACAAATGCTTCTGCATTTCCTAGCATCATTTCTAGATAAACTTTTTGAATATCGTATCCGTATTCTTTATTTTGTCTTGATTTTTCCATTATCCTTATTGTACCATACATCGGGATCAAAGTCAAGGTGTTTTGGATACCTTGTTAGAACAGAACCAATACAAGAGCCTGGATCACCCGGATTTGGTGGAATCCAAATGTCATCCCATATATGTTGTAATTTACTAATAGCAGTTTTGTTTAATGCACAACCACCTACAAAAACTACATTATCAGCTTTAATATTTGTTTGGCACCATCCACTAATACTAACTAAAGTCAATTCAAAAATATGTTGAGTAGTTGCGGCTATATTGGCTAAATCTTCTTCTGACGTTAGTTCAGGTCTCCACCAATTAGCTCCCCGATGTAAATTTTCTCTTAATCTAAAAGGCATTCTAGTATCAACTAATTCTTCCATAAATTTTCTATAGTGAACTCTCCAGTTACCTTTTTTAGCAAGTTGTTCTGTTTTATATTCTTCTGCGTTTGGTTTAAATCCTACTCGTTGAGTCATTGCACTATAAAATAATCCAACACTATGAGGATATCTTTGTGAGTATACTTGTTTTAAATGATGTCTTTTACCATGCCATATAGTAAATGTTTGAAATTCTCCTATACTATCTAGTACAACTATTGCGGCATTTCTTTCAATAAAAGGTGCTGTAAAATATCCGTAAGCCGCATGACTGTGATGATGTTTTGCATATTCGATTGGAACTTTATGAATACCTGCTTTAGCTAGATATTTCTTAATATTATTTTCTTGAAATAATAATCCTTGACCTGCCCATAACTGTCGTAAACTTTTTAAAAAAGGTTTTTCATACCAAATAATTTTTGCCGGGAAAGCCCATCTAGGATTTGATCTAACATAAGCTAACATCTTGCCACTTAAACTTGGATCACCTGGTTTACCACTAAAGTCTCTAGACAGTCCTGCCCAAAGCAGTTTAAGTTTATAATGATCCGTTAAACCATTCGGACTCCACTTCATCACGGATAAACTTGCATCGTGACTATTACCTGTTATTCCCCATATTATCATATCTTATTTGTATATAAATGGATCTCTTTTCTGTAGTTCTTTAACTTTCTTCTTGTACTTTCTGTGTTCTAGAAATTTAGTTATAGGAGAAAATAAGAACGAAAAGAACTTTTTTATATAAACCATTTTTTCATCCTTAACTTTATCTTCAATTGTGATTCCTGTGCGTTTTTTATGATTGCATACAAAGTATGTAGTCGTCCGTATTTACCAACGGCGTCAGAAATATCTTTAATATCATGATCCCAATCAGGCATACTCACGCTCCATCCCAAGTTCAGAGCATCATGAACTAACTTTTCTCCAGCTTCATCTCTGTCAGGTACCACTATCACGTGCTTACCTAAACTGTTTAATAAAACTCCTTGTTGGTCTTTAATTTCACTTCCTAATAGTGCTACACTATCTATAGTAATTGCATCTATAGGTCCTTCTACTGCAATTACATATTTTCTATCATCATCTTGTCCATCTATGTTAAAAACGTAGCCTGGTTGTTGTTCAGATAGGTATTTTACTTTATCTGAGTGAGTAACTCTTCTAGCAGTATACCCTACTATACGTGATTGATAATAAAAAGGAATAATTAACCTATCTCTGTAGCCACTATTATTAGACCAATAAAATTCATAATCATCTAACTTTAAACTTCTTTTGTCTACATATTCTAAAACTTTATAAAAATATTTGTCCTGTTCTGTCCATTCGTGTAATGGTTTTGCTCCTTCCGGAAGCTCTTTATTTTTAAATTTTGGTAATTGTGTTATTGCTTGATATCCTACTGTATCTGTTTTGATTTGTAGAACTGCTAATGCTAATTTAGTAATTTGTTCATCTGGCATATTAAGCCATCTCATGAACCTTTTCATTTTATATGATAAGTTTCTACCAATTCTCCAACTTGCTGTAAAACCACAGTTAAAACAATGGAAACTTACACCTTCATCAACGGTACCAATTAGACCTCCTCGTTGTCTAGTATCCGCAGTTGTGCCCATATGTTGACAACAAGGTGCGTTAAAAGATAGCCAACCGCTAGGTGTTTGTTTTCTTTTTTGGGGTAAGTGAATTAATAATGCGTCATATACGATATTCATATATGCATTATAAAATAATTTTAATGAAAAGTCAATTAGTTTCGAACTAATATTTTGTCTATAGTACCAGCAGTTATTTGGTGTCTGAATCTTAAGTGTTGATATACGCCATTGAAATTAACATATTGAAGTGTGTCACCAGAAGTTAAATTGGTTGTGCTTATATCTGCCCAATTTGTACCTGCACCTATCTGAGCATCTAAAGTACCTTGTACTGTTAATGTACCAACTGCATCTGTAGTATAATATGCCGCAGTATGTAAAGCTATATTTCCGTTTAATGCCGGATCGGCTGTAATTGTTTCTGAATTATATATTGTATTGTCTGCTGTATCTTGAATAAATGTTTTAACTTCATGCGATACTTTAGGTCCAGGAAAGTTGCTAGTATTAAGATATATTGTTCCTTGACTTCCGAAGTGTGAATTAGGATAAGTTAAAACGTTCTTAGCATCATTTGTATGATACAAATAAACACTATAACTCATATATTGTTGTTTAAGATTTAGTAAATCGTTTTCAGTTAATGTTATAGTAAATTGTCCTACTTTGCTTGGAGTAGATGTTTCTATAATAGTTCCATCTTTTTCAGCAACTAATGTATTGTTTTCATCCCACATTTTAAACTTAGGTGTGTATGTATTAAGGATACTCACAGCTTTTTCGTCAGCATTTTTAACTTCAAACTGAAGAACATTGTCTATATTTCTGTAAACATTTATATTTCTTTGATACACGGATCTATACCTCGTAACTTGCCCTGCCAAATTCGCAGTAAGCACTATTCTATTATTTAATAAATATCTTCGTATAAGTTGCATAATACACCATCAATTAGTAACAATATAACGTATTTATTAGAAAAAAGAATGCTAAAAGAAGACATAGAGAAAGATTTTCCCTTCATAAGTGTAGTAGAGTATGGAGGTAAGGAATATGTGGGTGTAATCAACAATCAAGACCACGCAATCACTAGTATGTACATCTATCAGGACTTAAAGGGCGATAGTCAGAAAGCTGATTTTGTAGCCTTGTGTAAAACCTGGTGGTGGGAGTCTAATAGAATGATCCCTATTGGAATATTTTTAAGAAAAGAAATGCAAAATTATAGGGAAATTTTAATGATAATGAATACTAAAGATGTTACAGTAAAAATGGGTCACGTCACAAATTTAAACAATCTTGCTGTAAAAAGAACAAAAAGAAGATCAGTTCAACTAGTTAGAAAACCTAAAGAAGTAATCAAAAAAATCAATCAGTGATGTATAACTGGACCGAGGAGACAAGAAAGGTGTGGTATGCTATAAGTGGTAGAACTGTCTGGTGGCATGAACGATGCACAGATACAGGTGCAAATCTTCCAATATATCGTGAACCCTATTGGGTAGAAACAATGGAAAATAAAGGTTGTCCTAATTGCGATTTAAGACTAGAAGATGAGGATTTGTTTTCTGGAAAAGCAATAAAAGACTGGCAATCTCATTTATTTAGATTTAATAATATTTTAAATGGGCCACGTTACTCTAAAGAACAAAAGTTAAAATTAAAATAAAGATAAAAATAAAAACAAAAAAGTATACTACTGCTTTTTGTAATGGTGCGTGTGTTAACCATTTCATATATTATTCCTCTTTAGCTTCTTCTTTATGAATTTTACTATGTTCAGGTGCATCATAGTAAGGAAATATTGTCGTATGTCCTTCATTAACTTGCTTTGCCCATTTAATTTTATTCCAACCTCTTTCGTGTAGGTAATATAAAAACATTTTCGTTACAACTTCTATACCTGCAATAGCACCTGCTAAAGTTGCCGCACCTGTAATAATCCAACTTATTAAAAACGTATCTGAAGTTGCTATAATTCTCCATGTAAGAGTTTTAGCTAAACTTCTTTTTTTATGACTTTTTGACATTATTTCCTTTTAATTGTTCGCATAAAAGATTCATATGTACAATTACTGCCATTGCATATGAAGTTGCGTGGGATTTTTTAAAAAAGTAACTTCCATCAGTTGGTTTAATCCAAACATTTTTTAATATTTCATCCCAAGTTTTTTTAAGTAAATATCTTTTAGCTGGTCTAATTATTGCCAATACAGCCGCTAATTGTTCTATGTTTACTGGTTTAAGTTTTTTTAATATTTCTACGTGTCCATTAATATGAAAAATTTGATCTACAAATTCTTTTGCTTCTAATAATTCCCATAATGGTTCAGTGTTTATTAATTTATTAAGATGTTTTTCATCTTTAATATCTTTATAAATGCTAACGTTCAAACAATCTATTTTAAAATATCCTCTTTGTTCTGCGTTTTCATAATCAAGTGTACAAAGATTGTTTACTGGATCGTGAGGTACTTCTGTAAAGTAAACTCCAGTATTATGTTTCTTCCCAGAATCTAATTTAGCAATTCTGTGTTTAATTTTATCTAGTAAAATTGATCTATCTGCAAAGTCTATATCTATATCTGGCATCTAACAATAATATTCCTTTGATTTGGATTTAATACAATTTTAGGATCCTTTGGATACAACATTGAACAACCACATTTACTTTCATCAGTTATTTCAATAGCAATATCTCTACTTTGCCATCTTCTTGCAATGTTCATATACAATAAATCTGAAATGTCTTCGCAAGTTTTTCCTTCTACAGTTATTTGTCCTGACTCAAATAAATTAATAACGTATTTTTGTACTTCAAGAAAATCCACATCTTTATTTTTAAACGTTTCTATTTTTATTTCTATATCTTTCATATTTTCCAAGGTCCTCTGCTACTGCTACCTCTACCTAGTCCTTTAAAAGGATTAGGTTTTTCTTTTTTAGGTTTTTGTTTTTTCTTTTTAATAAGTGTCTTTGTTTCTTTCCATAAATTTTGATCAGTATAATATTCTTTTATACGATATTTTCCTTTAATATATGTTTTAGTAGTATGTGTTGTCATTATAAATTTGCCTCCTTGGTAATATTTTTTACTATTTCTACATCTGCTGGCACTCTTTGAAATCTTACTGCCCAATGTCTAGGATCCATTATACGACTTATAATTTGCAATTGTTCATCATTAAATTTACTCAACATTTCTTTACCTGTTTTACAATTTAATACTAGCCATGGTGAAATTTTTCCATCTCTAATATCTTGTGTAGCTCTATTCAAACTTGCATACTTAAAGTAATCGTGCCATGGTGCTTCTTTTTCTTCTGCCCAATCCATCATAGATTTAATAGAACGTTCTACTGCTGTTTCCATTGTTTCTTTTAAAATTAAATTTATAGAATACTTTTCATATAATTCTTCTCTACACCAATGATCTAATTTTACTCCACTAGTAACAACATAATCAATATATTTGTGTGGATATAAAGGTTTAACATTACTCAAAAAACTTCCAAACTTAACAAATGCTGTATAGTATGGACTCTTACAAAATTCTTCGTATGTTTTTTCTTTTTCCATTTTTTGACACAATTGATAAAATCTAATAAAAGTTTGATATCCTAATTGAACTCTCCTTTCATCCTTTTGTAAAAATCTTCTTTTTTGTTCGCACATATGGACAGCTAAAGTTTTTTCTCTAGTAAACTTTGCGTTACAATGTTTACAAGAATGCAACTTTTCTATCATAGTACTTTTTTAACCTCTTCTTTTGACATACCAAAGTCTTGTGCTAATGTTTTTAATTCACTAGCAGAATTTATTGTTGCCAATAATGTTATTTCATCTTCTTTTTTAGTAGGATATAAATTTTTTAAAAACTTAACTGCCTTTGATTTACTACCATATTCTTTATGTTTATATCCTATCCATGGATGAAATGTTATTTTTTTCTTTTCACTTGCAGTCATACATAACAAATACCATAATAATTTTTTATGTCTAGATAAAGTAAAAAAGTTTTTATTATAATATTCATTTGTTTTTAGAATAGTTAATTCTTTATCTTCTTTCTTACCTACTACTGAACTTGCATATCTATTCAATATATAAAAGCCTACTTGCTTTTGTTCATCATCAGAAAATTCATTCCAAATGTTTTTGGCATTCATATCTATAGCCGCAAGGATATCCTTCAACGGCAATTTATTCTTCACTGTGGCCATATAACTCCAATAACATTATATACTTTTCCCAGGCTTTTTGCAATCCCCTATGTTTCCAACATAGCTTAACTGCCTCTGGTGTAATGTAATGATGACGTCTTTTGAACTCTTCTTCTATGTATGCTTTCTCACTTTTGGATACCATTTGTCTTTCGGCAGTATAATTTCCTACTTCTCGTTGATATACAGTTTCTCCTCCATCTGGTGATTCGTAAATATATTCTATTCCTAATTTTTTGGCTACTACTTCTTTTTTTGTAAGTTTTCTAGATTTTTTCATAATGCAATCCAAATAATGTTGCGTGTCTAGGATCATGAAAAGTAATTTTAATATGACCTTCGTCCATTGTTTTTATATTTTTTAAAGACAATTTTTTCTTCTTAATTATATCTAAAAGTTCTGGTATGTAATCTTGTGTTAACCAAACGTCTGTTAATTTCTTACTTTTTCCTGTTGGTATTCTTAACACAGGTGCTTTAATTATAAGTCCGTTTTTAAGAGTTCTTTTTATTTTTTTTAGGTTTTCTCTTTTTCTTTTTGACATTTTTTTTGTTGTTCCAGTTAATAGCATTGTATCCTTTCCTATATGCATCATCCGATGGACGACTTTGTCCGTCCCACGCCTTACCTTTTTCGTATTGAACATCCATGTTCATACCTTTACTTTGAGGTTCTTGTTTACTATGTCTACCCATTATAATAACAATCCATATTCAATAGTTTCACATTGTCTTGATATATCTTTAACAAAAAATGCACACAAAGGTTCTTTACCTGTTGTAATAGGCGTAGATATTAATTGATTATTTTTTACTTTAGGGAAATACCATTTAATATCATTATAAAAATTTAATACTTTAACTTCCATAAATTCTGCTTTAAATCCATTTAAAGGATTAAACAAAAATGCTTGAAAACCTCTATCCGTAATACTAGTTAAAGGAACAACTTCTACAGAAGTACTATCTTCTTTATCGCCTACACCTATACTCCAATCTAAAGGCATTATTAATTCATTTCCTCCGATGTCTAAAACAACAGCAGGACTACTAAAACTTTCTATATAAATTAAAGGAATAAAAAAGAAATCGGGTTCCTTAGGATTGCTATTATCTAAAACCGAAAAACACATATCATCTGATACGTGTTCTGGTAATTTATTCAGTAAAAAAGTTTCGTTTTCTAATGTTAATATTCTCATTTCTTTCTTTCTGTGCTAATTCCATTGTACTTTTTCTACAGTAAATGGATAGTTAGCTTCTTTATAAAATTTCTTTCTTCGTGTAAGATGCCTTTTAGCAAACTTACAAGTAGATGTTATGTCCCATATTTGAACAAAGTCTTTATCTTTTGCCTTTCTTATGCCACGACCTATTGACTGTATTACCCTTATAAATGATTTACCTGCCTCTATTAATACTAAATTAAATATTCTAGGAATATTAATTCCAATAGATGCAACGCCATATGTTGCAATTATTATTTTATTATCTGAACTAGAAATTTCATCGTATTGTTCTTTTCTTTCTTGTAATTTTGTTTCGCCTTTAATAAAAACACTATTAGGAATTAATTCTTTTAATTTCTCTCCTGCCTTTAATCTGTCTACTAATATTAGTGTATTGCCTGTATCTTTTATTTTGCCTATTAATTTTGCTATGTATGTTAATCTATCTTTTGTTGTAACCAAATAACTTAATTCTTCTTGATATGTTCTATGTACTAAAGTGTCTACTAGTTGTACTATATTAACGTGACACTTAGATAAGATACCTTTATCTTGTAATTCTTTTGCAGATATTTGATTAATAACAGGACCTATAGCAACTAATAAACTTTGAAATTCAAATTGTTCTTTTGGTATTGTTCCTGTTAATCCCCATCTTACTGGAGAATTTTTTAAATGATGTGTTAGTAATTTTTTTAAAACATCTGCTTTTGCTTGGTGTACTTCATCTATTATTAATGTTTGTACACCACTTAAAAATTCAGTTAAGGATAATGTAGATTGTCCAGCTTTTGCTTTTTTATCTAAAACATTTAAAGATTGCCAAGTACAAATAGTATGAGTTTTGTTTAATTCTTTACGGTCACCAAAGTACACACCAACATCAAGACCTACATTAACATAATCTTCTTCTGTTTGTGTAACTAAACTTTTATTAGGTACTATTACAACAGTTCTTCCAAGTCTTTCACATAAGCTAGATAAACAAGCAGTAACAATTGTTTTACCTGCACCTGTGGCAACTTCTTGTAATGATTGAGGTTGTTTTATAAAATTATTAACAACATCTACTTGATAATCACGAAGTACAATTTTTTGTCCTTCACAAATATGACCTTTGGGCCACGTTTTATTTCCAAAATAATTTTTATCTATAGGTAGGAATTTTAAATCATATTTCTTTCTGTTATCTTCTATAGAACCTACTTCAACGCCTTGCTTATTAAGTAATTCTAAAATTTTATCTAAATGATTAACAAAACCGCTACCACCTAAACCAAAGAAACCTATCTTACCATCCCATCTTCCTAATTTATATTGAGGCAAGTATCTTGCATAAGGGACTTCCCATTTTAAATTATTTGCTATTTTTCTTCGTACATCGACAGGTAGCCCTTCAATTTTTATATTGACTTCGTCGTTGATTACTATTTTACAACTCATATATTTTCCATAACAAAATATGGATTCCAAGGGCTATGTTCTTCAGTAGCATATTGAACAACTAAATCAAATTCTTCTTCAAAAGAATTTACTTTGCTGTAATTCCTTGTAGTATCAAGACATAATACGCCTTCCGGTTCCCAATTAAATCTTAATAAAGGTTTTGGAATCTTCTTATTATTAATGTACACTATTTTTGTATTATTTGCAAGTTTATTATTAAGTCCATTTTCACGAACATACTCGTTAAACTTAATACCAGATTCCATGTTTTCTAATCTAAACAATACCGAAATGTCTTTATTGTCTACATAGTTTTTAAAAATTTTATGTGATGCTTCCAAAGATTCAGCAGGATCTTTTTTTGGAAATACTGGTAATACTACCAATAAAGGAATTCTTTTTAAATCAAACATTGTTTTTATTACTTGTTTTAATTCCCATTTTTTCTTTTCAACAACAACTACAGATGCTTTACGTTTAACAAGCCTTTTAGTAAACTCATCTTGATCGGCTAATGAGTGTTCTAAATGTAGTCCACTAAAATATTTTAATCCCAAATATTCACTTCTATCTTTAAATAAAAATAAGTTACTAGGACTTGGTTGCCCAAACTTATTTACATAGTGTTCAGACGTTTTTGGTAAACAATTTTTAATTTTGAAATCATAAATTCCTGGTAGAAATTCTTGTTTATTATTATAAAAGTATTCACACTTTTCATGAATCTCTAATAATGTTGGATCGATATCTGCTATTTTGCCTTTAAACTTATCTACTACTTTATGAGCTAAACGTTCATTATAAGGAAGAATATATTTGTTTTTATCCTTTTGTTTATGAGTTCTATAAAAAGGAAAACATTTTCTAACTTCCCCCATAAGTTTACTATACATAACATTAAAAGGAAATCTTATTACAAGAACTTTATGGTTTGGTTGATATGCATAATAACTAAAAGGATCGTAAACAAATTCTTTATAATTTCCAATTTTAATATAAGAACTTCTATCTATTTGTCTTAGTGGTTTACGTAATATATTTGATGATGCATGGATATCAATATCTCTATTTTTAAATTGTGTAGAGTAGTTAGTTCTAAGGACTCTTTTTACAGTTGCGTACTGTCTATCAGTTAAAGCAGTACCTCTATAAACTTTTTTGGCAATGTCGGTTAATATTTTTCTATCTTTATCTAGTATAATAAATGGCGGATTAACTGGCTTATCACTCAAGCCTACCATCATTTCCAAACAAGCTTCTATTGAGATTTTTTGCATACCTTATATTATACTTTGGTATTATCAAAAAGTCAATCTAGAAAATGGTAATCCTTCCGCTATTTCTTCTGTGGTCCACTCTGTATATGCATAATCTTGGAGCCATTGTTGCCTGTCGGGCATTTTTGGGTCTTCTATGTGGGAGAAATCAGTATTTCCTACGTCATATGCAAGACTGTCTTTACCTACAAATGCAGGTATTCCATTAAGAACTGCTGTAATACCTGGGTTACTACTTTCACTAACTACTGCCCAACAATTTGTTAGATCAAAGTCGAAGTCATCATAACTGTCTTTAATTTGTTTAGGTACTTGCATTCCTACTTGACTTTCGTGTTTTAAATTTAATTGTACAGGACATCTAGGATGAGTTCTTATTATTATTTTTCTTTTTGAATGTTCTCTAATTTTATCAATGGTTTCATGCAAATACTGATTTAATGGTGGCATATCTTTCCATTGTTCACTTTTGTCATGTTGAGAACATATTAATATATGATCACCTGCAGTCCTCCAGGGACTATATTTTAAATTAAATTTATTTGCTCTGTCAGGACCATTACCCATTTGACCAAAGTCGGCTTTTCGATTTATTCCATTAATGCCAACTTTCCAAGTAATATTTCTTTTAATATTTCCTACTTCTATTACTAATACTTTTTTATTTTGTCGATGAAATTCTTGCCATATTCTTTTATTAGGTTCCATTCTTCCGTGCCATAGTAATGACCATATAACAGCCACATCGGCATCCAAAGAGTTTACAACTACTTCATGTTCTAATTTTAATAAACCTTTTATTACTGCATTAAAAACTGGAACACTATTTAAAGAACCAAAATCTGTAAACACACTAAATTTCATATATTTTTCCAATATTCTTCATTACGACCTATCATTAAATCTGTTTTTAGGCTAGTTCCTTTTTGTTTTCGAGAATCTCCTTTTAAATGATCTAGCCAGGTACCTAGTACGCAGTTGATGAAAGGATGCCCGCCTCCGCCCGTCTTTGCGGTCCTATTGTATATGTTTTCGCTATAATCTAGTACATCTGCATCTTGCAGTCTTGCACTTTTTAATAACTGTCCAAACACATATGAGTCGTGCCATTCAGATAATAAAAATATACCTTTTTCAGCATCTTCATATACACGTTCAAAATCTTTTAAAAACTTTTTACAAGAAGGATGTTTTAAATTCATTCCATAAAATCCACACTCGGGCCATGTTTGAGCTCCTCTTCCTCTTCCAACAAATGTTAACCATCTTGTATCAGGAAATAATTTTGTAAAGTCTTGAAGTGGCCATTGACTATGTACAACAACATCAGCGTCCATCCATATTAACCAATCTGTGTTTTCATCTTCTGCACTATGTAATACAGAATAAACTTTATTTGCAAATCTTATTGCGTCCCATTTAAATTTTTTATGATGATCTCGTGGACGCTTTTCAGGAAAAGGACATATACCATTTGCTTTAGGAACATCTTTCCATTTATTTTTAAAAGCTGTTAGTTTAGTAATAACGTTACTATTATGAATTGTAGTTCTTTCATCTCCTTGTGGATTACAATTTTCTGCAAATACTTCTAGTCGTATACTTTTATCTACATTTTTATTAAAAGAATCTATAAATCTTTGCCCATACAAATCCATTCCTTTTTGATGAAAGGTAGTTACTACTTTGTAGTTTTTCATTTAACCCACTTTCTTAAATGTTTCCAAGCAGTACCATCTTTTAATTCATCTAACGTCCAATGTACTTGCGCCATTTGTCGAACCCATAATTCTCTATCAAAATCTCTAGGTTTTTCTATTTCTGCAAATGAATGATGTGTTACTGGAGCCGATTGAGCTCGTTCAGGATCAGTTATAAAAGTAGGTATTCCTTCAATTACACTAGATACAGTAGGACTTGAATTATGTCCAACAACTGCATATGCTCCTGCATACTCATCTCTAATATCTTTTGACCAACTAACTTCTACTCCTTGGAATTGTACGTTTCGTGCTTTTATCCATTCTCTAATCATTGCTTGGTGTTTTGCTGTATTTTTATCACCTGGGTGGAATCTAATCTTAACACGTCTATCAGTATACGTTCTAATTTTAGTCATAACGTCTCTTAACCAATTCATAACAGGCATACCTTCCATACTCCATCCACCATCTCTCTGACAACAAATTAATATAAAGCCATCTCTACTTGTAGTTCTCCAAGGTTTAAGGTCTACATTAAGATTCTTTTTAATTATTTCCCATCTATTAGGGTCTGGTTCTTTATTACAATATTCTGCTGTATTAGGAAATATTCCGTCAAAGCCATATCTTAAATATGTTTTTTCTTGTTTAGGATCTGCCCATAAAAATAAACTACTGTCAACAATTAAACATCTTTTTCCTTTTTTAATTTGATTTTCATGAACATTTTTTCTTAAAAGTAAATGACGTGTTTGTTTTGAATTTTTATGTACATAGCCTTGAATAACAGATACATCTGCATCTATAATTGACCAACCATTAGAAACTAATCCTTGATCTCCACTTGCGTTAACACCTTCTATAAAATTTTTTATAATTAAAGGCTTTTGTGGACTTTTGTTTCCTGGTGGAATAACTTTCATATATGCAACTACTCTTTTCATTATTCTAACTCCATTTCTTGTAAAATTCTTAATGCATTGCCGTTTGATAATTCTCCAGAAGTATATTGACAGTACGCTAACCATTTTTGCCATTTCCAAATTTCTTCTTCATCTGAATACTTTGGATTTTCAATATTTGCTAGGTCATGATTGCTAACTGGATCAGCGGCTGTAGGTGCTCCTGTAAATGCTGGAACTCCTGCAATTATTCCTTCTATTGCTCCTATAGATTGATATGTTACTAAAGCATAAATGTTGTCATTTTTTATTTGAGAAAATATATGACCTACTCCAACTCTTTTACGTCTTTCTACTTTATCTCTAACAATAATTTCTCTATCAGTATATTTTTTTAAAGTTGCAATAGTGTCTTCTACCCATGTATCTCTATCTACATTATAAAATCTACAAGGTTTAGGACTAGGTGTTACAAGTAATATTGCTCCACCATCTTTTCTCCAACCTTTCCATTTAAGTTCTGGAAAAGATTGTTGTAGTGATACTAACCTATTAGCAGGAACATCTACAAGTTTTTGATGTTGTACATTGTTACGAATTACTCTATGCCATTCTTTTCTTTTTTGATTATTACCTATGTATCCTGTATCAACATAATAAAAAGGTCTTTTAGTTCTCCAACACTCGTGAATAATTTTATGATTTGTCATTCCTCTAACAGATATAGAATTAGTCGTAGGTGTTAATTTAATATTATCCCAATGGTCATATTCACTAGGATCTGGATGACCTGTCACTTGTTTGATTCCTGCCATCCAATTTTTTAGGATTGCATCATCATGATCTACAGCATACCATTTATTCATATTATTTGTTCATATTCCTTTTAGTGGCTTCGTCAAAATATTGTTGCCATTCATTTGCATAATCAGATTGCAAATAATCTACATACCAAGGTCCGCCTTCAGTATAATGTACATTTTTAACATTATCTTTTCGTGGATATTCTCCAGCTAACCAATTCCATTCTAAAGGCAAATCACCTATTAGATTTTCATCTGCTAACCATTTAAATTGGTGTAATTGTAATCCTGTAGCAGTATTAACATAGTCAGGTGTTAGTGCTGTACACTTATCACAATTCATTAACATAAAACTTGACCAATTTTTCTTTTCGTATTTTGTTTGTACTTGTCCTAAAAATTTCTTATCAGCTCTTGGTATATAATCGTGTTTGCATACTTGTACAGCATATCTTTCATCTCTTAATCTCCATAGCTCTGCCACATCTGCTAACATTAATTGATCACAATCCATAAACAAAGCCCACCCTTTATAATTCATTAAGTGAGGAACAATAAATCTACTAAAACTAAATTCTGTAGATTCTATATTACTTCGTTCTCTAGTAAAATTATCTTTTATATTTTGTAAGTTAACTGGAGTAATAGCAACAGGTCTAGTACTATTTTTTAATATACTATACGATAGTATATTGAACGCTACTGTTTCTTTGCTATCATATCCTATAAAAATGTTAATCATTTGTTCTGTCTATATCTTCATTAACCCGTTGACCAGCGTTTGCTCTTTCTATATCATCATGATCAAATTGTGCCCAATATAATTCAAAAGCAACACCATCTTGTAATCCTATAAATTGATGATATTCTCCAGGTTTAATTCTTGTCCAATCTCCTGCTTTAAGTATTGTTTCATCTATTAATCCTTGGTCAGTTTTCCAAACTTTTACCATTAACTTACCTGAAACAACATAGAAGCCATTCCATTTATATTTGTGTTTATGTTTAGAGCATTGTACATTTTTCTTAAAATCTATTCTATGGAATTCTAATACACCATTTGCGTGTATTAATTCTGTTTGTCCCCAAATTTTTCCTTGCTTCATAAATCAAATCCCTCCTCGCTTAAAAATTTTTGTACTGTCCATTTAGGTTTCCATCCTAAAGATTTTATTTTAGTAAGGTCAGCTAAAGTTTCTTCACGTTCTCCCAATGTTATTTCTTTTACAGGTAAATTAGGTGCTATATCTCTTATTCTAATATTTTGTCCAGTGCCTATATCAAGAGGTCCTTTAAAAAATGGATTGTCTATAATACATAATATTGCACTACACAAATCTTCTACATGAATAAAATCTCTTTTATGATTGGTAACATATTCTAATTTTCCATTTAATAATTTGTCAAAGAACATATTAAATCTAGGTGTTTTAGAATAAACTGTATGAAATCTCATACATACTGAATTAGGATGAGGTATGTATTCAATTACATTTTTTGTAGCGGCATATGGATTTAAATGTGGTTCATATTGTGAACTTGAACCTGCATATAACACTCTTGTTTTTTGATAATGTTCTAAAATTTTTCTAGTTCCTTCTACGTTCATATCCCAGTATTTTTTAGGATCAGACATTGATTCACGTACTCCTCCTATAGCGGCTAAATGAATTACTAAATCTACTTCTGGTAATTCTGCCGTAAATATATTTTTTCCGTCTTTAATGTCTATACCAAAAATTTTATGATTTTTTTCTTCCAATCTTTTAGAAAGTTCTGAACCTATAAAACCTTTATTACCTGTTATTAATATTTTCATTGGACTACCAATATTTATTAACCAATTTTATAATGATGTAGTTGATTTGATGTTTTGTACTCTAGTGTAGTATGGATATACAACTTTAATCCATGGAAAAAGTTGTTTGCAAGTTATGGCATCATTTGGCCACCAACCAATTTCATCTTGTGCTTTAATTATTTCTTTTGCGGCCCAAGGTTTTATAATAAATGTACTATTGCCCGCCATTCCTTGTGGTATTTCTTTCTTCATTACCCAAGGTGCATCGTGTACTCCTTCTCCTAAATTTTTTAATGTCTCATGGAAAAGTTCTGCTTTTGGTGTAGCTTTTGCAGGATCATTTAATCCTAAACAACCTCCTTCAAAATCAAAGGGTGTAAATTTTCTAGTAAAGTATGCATCGTGTTCACAAACTATTATTGGTTCATTTAATTCAACACATTTTTTCCATAAGTTATAATGACTTCCTGCCGCGGCAATTCTTTTATTCATATCATATGTTTTGTACGGCTTTAATAATAATTTTGTTTTTTCACAAATTTTCTTTTTGTGCCAGGGCCATGTCCAATCAATTTTCCACATTGTTGCAGGAGTAACAGCAGGATAAACAATAGGTTCTAAATCAGAATTTGTTTCTTTTATTGATTTAATAACATTATTGCTGTAGGCAATACTACTTTCATTATCTAAAATTGTTATTATAAATGCTTTCATTTTGTAATTTTATAAATGTAACTATCTAATAGTTTACATCTTTTTCTATGATCAAATTTTTCAATTTTATATCCTTTAAGAGTATTAATAAACATTGTCCATTTCCCTTTTGTAAATTCATTTTTACGATATTTTTGAGCCCAAGCTATTTGTTTTTTAAAATCAAATCCTAAATTTTTAAGATCTGGTTTAGTCATTTGATCTATAGGCCAAATATCTTCTATGTAATATATGCCATTTGGTTTTAAAAAAGGAGCAATGCTTTTAAATGTTAATGCATTTGCTTCGGGAGTATGTCTACCATCATCTATTACAATATCAAATTCAGTTTTCCATTGTGCAACTTGATTGTGTACATCTGGGTGAGTGCTGTCTATTTTTAAATATTGTACTCTGTTGTCTTTAAGAGATTTAATACGAGATTCATGCATTCTTGTAAAAATATCTATAGCATAAATTTTAGCATTAGGAAAATAATCTAACCAAACAGCTATACTTCGTCCTTGATCTACACCTATTTCTAATATATTAATTGGTTCATTTCTTAATTTTTTAAAGTCAGCTTCATAAATTTCATCATATTTTAGGTCTATACCTTTAAGGCATTTATGTTTTAAAAACAATTCATTTAAAGTAGACATTTGTAATTTGTCTAATTGTTTTTGCCATTCCGCCGCATCTTTGTTTGACATTATCATTATTTTTGTCCTATGAATGTATGATCTGACCAAATATTTCGTCTACTTTCAAATCTATAACTTTTTTTATCACAAACAGCATCATTTGTTATCCAAGATTCAATAAATTTAATATTACATTCCTGAGCTATTGATTCAAAACTGTTAGCCATGAAACGCCAACAATCTATATCATCATGATTTGGTCCTGTGCTTGGTGCTATTATTATCATATATCTATTTGGTTTTATAATTCTTTTTATTTCAGTCATCATTTTAAAAGGGTTCCTTACGTGTTCTAATGTTTGCCCAGATACTACTAAATCTATTGAATTATCTGCAAATGGTAATTTGTATTGTTCTGGCATAATGTGAGTAACACCAGGACCTTCATTGATGTCAGCAACGTAATAATGTTTGTATACGTCTTTAAAAACTTTTTGATAAGATCTAACAGGTATTTGTTTTGTTCCTCTACCACCTACATCTACTATTGTTATATTATTTCCTAGATCAGGTATTTTTGTTTTTGCTAAACGCATATTTTCCATTGACGTAGGGTGCATTATATCTTTACCTCAAATTGATCTAAATGAAAATTATTAAATTCATAACCTGTATCAGCAATAAACTTATCTACGGCTTTTTTTACATTTGGTTTTTTATCTCCATAATCATCACCAAATAAAGTTCCTCCTGGCTTAATAAATTTTACAGCATTAATTAAATCATAATAACAACCTTCAAAGCTATGACTAGCGTCTACATATATCCAATCTAATTTTTCTTTAAAACTTTCAAACCATTCTTTAGTTGACATACGATAAATTGTTACAGGACTATTTTTAAATCTTTCAACAACACTATTATAAATTTTGTCATAGTATTTTTGAAAATCTTCTGGATTATTAGACTTTACAAGTATAGAATATCTATCAAGATAGGCTTGATAATTACCAAATTCATCAGAGTTTTCATATGGTATAGTACTCCAACTATCTACTAAATGTATGTGTTTTGCATTGTTTAGAAATTTTACAGAACTATCTCCTCGCCATACACCTAATTCTGCACCAATGCTATCTTTAGGAATTCTTATCCAGGTTTTATCTGTACCTGGATTTTTACCGAACATCATTATTTTTTCTCCGCTATAGCGTAAAAAGAATAATTTAAATCGTATCCATCAGTTACACATATGTTATGAAAAGGTCTTGCTTTGAAATAGTCTCTTAAATATTTAGGATCTAGTATATGAATATGTTTTCTATTATTCCAAGGTCGCCAATATGTTTGTTCATAATGAGGCAAATATAAAAACATAACTCCACCTGTTTTTAAATGTTCAGTCCAATAATCTAATGCTCCTACCCAATCATCTAAATGTTCTAAACAATGTGAAGAAAAAATATAATCATATTTTTTGTTTGGAAGATTTTCTGCATACCATTCGTCACCAAATATTTTATCTATAGGTGTAGCTCCAGGTAAAGCCCATTCCTTTTTATGACAACCAATGTCTAATCCTTCGCCTTTACAAAGTTCTTTTGCAAATGAAAATGCAAATTTTGAAGCAAAACCTTCGGCTTGTAATCTGTAAAAAGAATTACCATTATGATTTATTGTGTCTATACTCATACAAATTTTTCGTTAACTTTGGAACCGTTTTTATGAAATCTTAATAAATGATGTTCCCATTTTCCTTTTTTATTAGTATATATGTAGATGTTTTCTGGTTTAAAATATAGTTGAGCTAAATGCATATAGCCACTATCTACACCTACATGAAAGTCTGCATTTGCCATTGCATACCCTATATGTTTTAATGATCTTCTTAATTTTCCTTGAGCTTGTCCACCAACTACAAGAACTTCATAACCTTTCTTTTTAAAAGAATCATGTATTTCAGAAATTTGTTGACTAGATAGCATTCTGTTTTTAGAACCTGCGTCCCATTGTACAGTTATAAATTTTTTAGGTATTTTTACTTCATGACTCATATCATCTGCTGGTAAACATGGATACCCGCCATTAAGATAATCGTCAGCCCAAAAGAAAGGTTCTACTACTTGTTGTACTCTATGACTATTAGGAAAATCTTTATAATAATGTCCAATACATTTTCCTTTTAGTTGTGTAATATAATCTACAAATTCTTTATCTCCTTTAAACCACTTGTCGTGACCTTCTACAAAAATTTTATTTTTTGGAAACAAAGAAATACATTGAGCAAGGGTTCCTGGTTTATCTTTATTGTATTTGTCTTTGTCTAAATGCATTGTGACTTGATCGTTATGTGCTTTACCGTACAAGTAAGCTAAAAGAATTGTATGTATTGCATCACCAAATCCTGGCATTGTATAACGTAGATTAGGAATTCTAGTACTCATTATTCTGTTTACTATGTGTATCATATTAATTTTAATAATCTTTCTATTTCGTTTCCTTTGTTAGGTAATAAATCTTTTAAAAAGAAATGTACAAAGTGTGCTTCTTTTAATTTATAATCGTGTACTGCTGTATATAAAGCATTCCATTTCCAATCTAAAAATTTAGTATTCATTTGTGATTTTTTAACCCACCAATTTAATAACATTTGATCCGTTGACCATTTATAAAAACCTACTCCATCAACAAAGTCTTTAAACTCTGGACGTGTTAGAAATTGTTTTGGTGTTTCATTATTAAGATATTTTAACATACTTTTGTTCATTAACATTAAACCCATATTAATAAATTTTGCTCCATTATCGTTCCATTCCCATTCAACGTCTTTTAAATTTTGAAAAGCATTTTTAGAATATTTTCTTATTTTGTTAAAATATTTTTTTGTTAAAGGCATTTCTCTTTCCACAACACCACCAAAATCATATTGTTGTGGTAGTTCATCAAATACATTAGGTGCAGTATCTTTAATGTATATGTCACTGTCAACTATACATACTTGATCGTATGGTTTTAAATATTCAAATGCATTTTCTTTTTCAAATATAGGAAGGTAACCTAATCGTTCAACTGCTTCTTTACTACGACCCGTTCTATTTAAATCTGGTCTAATTCTCAATTTAGGTTCCCTTAATATAATATGATCTATATTAAATTTTTTACAATAATTTGCTACACTTTTAATACAAATTTCATATAATATATTTTGTTTACCTACAGCAACTTGAAAAATTAATCGTTTCATTTTAAATCCTTTGTAAAGCTAAATCTTCTTTGTTTATATGTTACTGCTTTATTTGTATCAAACTTAACATCTACTATACCATCATTTAACATCCAGTCTGCCGGCATAGCACCATTAAGTTTAACCCAGTCTATTATTTTTTTAGCACCTTTTGGTTTAATTAGATATGCTCTTGCACCTTCCCACCATTGTCCTGCGACAGGTTTTGCTTTATTAAATCCTTCTAATTTAATTACATCTTTAAATTTATATTGTTGTGCCATAGGCTTTTTAAAAATTACATCGTGTTCAAATATTGCTATAGTTTTATTAGTATGATAACAATAGTTCCATAATTGGAATTGACTTAAAAAGCAACCGGCTGTGCCTGGTCTAGACATATATCTTTTGCATTTTTTATTTTTTTCATATATTGTTAAACCATAATATTTAAGAGTTTCTTTTTTGCCATCTATGCCAGGAAATAATTGTAAATTCCAATTATATTTTTCTCCAGATTTTAATGCTTCATTACTCCATTCAACACTATTTTTATGATTAGGCAAATAAATTATGTAACCTTGTATTTTCATTTGTTAAGTAAATTTCTCTTTCTATCTTCTGTACAATTTAAAATATATTCTTTTCTTGCTTTTTCATCTAACCAATTTGCTCTTACATCAAGGTATCTCCAATTATTTTTCTTTTTACCTTTTGCTGTACTGAATATATCTGCAGGTTTAAAACCCCAAGCATTCCAATGATAAGGAATAGATTCAAATTTAAATTTACTAAAAACTTTTTTTAATACAACTTGATCTATAAACCAATAAATTTCTCCTGCAAAAGTTTTAGTCATTTGTTCTGCTAAATCAGTTTTAAATTTAGAACCTTCTTTTCCTGTTCCAGGCGTTATACAACTTGCAATTAATGTACTAGGATCTTTTGGTTTTCTCATTGCTGATGGTGAATTTGTAATTTTTTCAAAGTCATCTATAGTAAATTTTTTACGACAAAGTCCGTCAGCATCTAATTGTAATACATATTGGTAATCACTAAAAAGTTCTTTCATTCTAATAAATCTTGCACTAGCAAAATATATTTTTTGTTTGATTATTTTTTCACTATTTGTATTGAGTAACGTATGACTTCTTTTTTTATAATAATCATTACTAGATAATTTTAAAGTCTTTAAAAACTTATCAGTAACAAATTCATATGAATAAGTTATATTATTGTTTCTGCCTATAAATTTATTAATGGTAACTTCTTTGTTATTAAATAAAATATGTACGTGAATAGATATATGAGGATTATAATGTGCCGTGCTTTTAACCAAATATATTCCGTGGTTCTCCCAATATTTTGGATCACAACTAAAATATATTATGTGTTGTCCTAAACAAACGTCACCTTCTAATTTTGGTAATTTGAAATCAGTCATGGTTATTTTTAATATTTATTTGGAGGGAGTTTGGTGGAAGGTGTTAAACGGTTGCGTCTTCCATACCAGCAACTCTTAACTTAACTATGTTAGTTAATTGCCACTGCTTTTGGTCTAATCCTTTGGTCACTGCTAACCATTTATTACGCAATAACGCAAATTCATTAATAATTTTTTCGTAATCTACAACGTCTGGTTCACCATCTACGTATTTTTCTACGTCTCTACTAGACAATGCTCTTTGATAATTTTCTAGATATTTTTTGAAAAATTTACTTCTTAATCTTCTTAATTCTATGTTTAAGTATTCTAATATTGCTTCTATTTCTTGTAATTGATGGAATCTATTTTCTACTACACCAGGTAAATCTGCTGATTGTTTTTCAACATTACCTTTAATTTTTATTTCATATCTTGCACTTTGTAATTCAGTTTCAAAATGTTTGATTGCTTCTGGTATTTTACTAACGTCTCTTGCTATTATTGTATACCAATTTGACATTAATAATCCTCTAATTCGTCGTCGTGTTTATCCTCATTATCTACATCTAAATAATAATTTATTGCATCATCTAATGTATCGTCATGACCTATTGCATCTTGTAATTCTTCGTCTGGAACTCCGTAGTCTGCTAATAAATCAACATACTTTTCTGCAATTACTTCTATTTGTTTTTGATCTAGATATTCTTTAAAGAACTGCCATAGCTCTATTACTTTGTTAGAATCAAGCATAGTTTACTCCGTTTCTTCTTCAATTTCTTTTGCTGTTGGATTATCTTGCATTTGGTCAAAATCATCCATTAACATCTTTAATTTATCTCCGGTCCACGCTTTTCTATACTCTAAGTGCTCTTTTCCGTCAGGTCCGACGTACTTTAATCTATTACCCGACTTGACTAAAATACCTTTTTTCTCAAATAAGTCTACTAATCCACTGTTAGGATCCATACCTGTATCATATGGAATTTTAACTTGTACTGCTTCAAATGGTTTAGCAAATCTTGTTTTCATTACTTTACAAGATGCTCTAATACCACGTACATCTGTTATTTTATTACCATCTTCATCTTCTTTTAACTTTAATTTTTTCATTGCAATTACAATACTTGATGCATATACAAATCCTTGTCCACCTGATATTTTATCATCTGGGTCAAACATATCTTGTGATGCGTAAGTATGATTTGTTGCAACAAGTCCGACATTCCAACTACCAAACATATTAACACAATTTCTTACAAGTGCTGTTAGTGATTTTGCTTTTCTACCTAAATCACCTTTCATATCACCTTTCTCAAATTGATCAACATCAGTTGGTGTTAATAACATACCTAAACTATCAACTACAAATAAAATTTTTGGTGCATCTACTTTATTATCTGCATATTGTTCTTTGTAATCTTTCATAAATGTTGATATAGTTTTTGCTACATCATCTATCATAGATAAACTTAATTTTAAAAGTTTTTTCTCATCTGTATCTACGTTAAGTGCTTGTAACCATTTTTCATCTAAAGCATTTTCTGAATCTATTAAAATTACAAAAATTCCTTGATCTTGTGCCGCTTTAACAATATTACCTGATGCTATATAAGATTTACCTGCTTGTGGTTCACCTGCTAATACTGTAACTTTTCCTAATGGAACACCTTTATTGAAATCTCCTGATATTAGATAATTTAATGCATAATTACCTGTGCTTATCCAATCTGTTGGATCTGTAAATCCTATACCTAATCCTGTTATACTTTTTGTTAAATTTTTTCTGAATTTTGATGCGTCGAATGCCTTATTTGCCATTGTTTATCCTATATTAAGATCCAGATAATTATTACTACTAACAATATCCAGGCAGGAATTTGTTTATATAATATCCAGTCTATTATTTTTTTAATTTCTCTTTTCATAATATTTCTATAGTGGGGAACTAGCCCCCACCATATTAATTAAGTTACTTTTGTTGTCTTGCTCTAATCATCGCTAAAATGTCTTCAGCCTTACTATTCTGTTTATTAGTATCAGCATTAGACTTAGGTGTTTCCTGAACCGTACTTTTTTTAGGTTCTGGTGTAGTCGCTTTTGGCGTTGCTACTGGATCACCTGTTCTTGCACTAATACCTGCTGGTCTAAAGTATTGACCATATTTTTCTTGGTCATATGCTTCGCCATCCACAGATGCTTCAAACATTTCTTTGATTACTTTAACGTCTACTTCAGATGGTTTCTTTGGAAGAAAGTCGCTCAAGTTCCACAAACTATGTTGTTCAACTGCTTTATTTTCTTCTTCAGAAAGTGGTCTTGATTTTCTTGACCAAGTCGAAGTTGAATAATCTGCATAGCCACCTTTGCTAGTTTTGATTATTCTAAAATCAACACCGTTTACTGAATCCGTTGGCAAATCTTCCATGTCTGGGTCCATTAATGCACCTTTGATAATTTGGAAAATTTGTGGTCCAATTATAAATCTTCTAATTGGATTTTCTGGTGTAGTTTCCTCATTTAAAGGATTTGTTCCAACAAAACCTTGAAAGATATAAGATCTTTTCTTCCAATATTTTCTTCCCATATCCTCTAACTTGGGATCTTTAAACCATCCTCTAACTTCTGATAGTATAGGACAAGATTCTCCATACATTTCCATACATGGAACTTGTACCTGTACCGGTTTAGAGTCTGTTTCACTTTTTATGCCTTGGAAAGGTAGTTTAATCATTAAACGTTCCTTCCAGAAAAAAGTGTTTTCTTTATTTCCATCCGGCAAGAAACGAACAGTTGCCTGCTCTCCTTCTTTCAGATTCCAAAATGGAAAAATGGCGTTGTCTCCGCCTGATCGGCTTCCGCCGCCTTGTCGTGCTTCTTGTTCTTTAAGTTTTGCACGAATGTCTGCTAATGTTGCCATAATATAAGCCTCCTATTTTTAGCCTTTGTTAATTGTGCCTTATTGTTAATGTAGCACAAGACAAACATAATGTCAATACTATATTAACTCTAATATTTAGTCAAGTATTTTTTTTGGATATGATTTTAGGATTAAACGCCAGCCAATTTTTTTATTCTATTAATTTGCTTATCTTGGCCCGTCATTAATTTTTGGATAATAGCTTCAGCAGTTCTTACGTGTTTTTCACCAAATCTTTTTTCAACTGCTGTTAAAAGACCTGTTTCACCTTTTGGAAAATTGTTAGTTGTATAATCAAAATGACTTTTAATAAATTCAGCTAAATTTTTTGGATCATCAAGTTCTGGTTCTTCTTCTTTACCTGGTTCAGCTTTTGGTTCTAAACTAATTTTGCCATCTGGTCCTTTCATTATAGAAACATTACCGGAATCATCTTCCCAACCTGCTGGCATTTCTGGTTTCATTTCACCTTTTCTTAATGCGTCAAAATTCTTTTTCAAATATGCCATTGCTTCTTTGGCTTTATTTGATTGGAATACAGACTTACTATCTTTGTCTAAAACATCATAAACTGTTTTTCCGTCATCACCTTTGTACATTGACACATAAGGTTTAATATTTTCCCAAGTAAATGTTTCGCCTTCTGGTTTCATATCACCTACATTGATGCTTTGAGCTAAATCTGGTCTTTTGCTTTTAATATAATTCATTATTGTGCCTCTTATACAAGCATCACTATCTTCTTTACCCATTGACACTATTTGATCGTTTAATTCTTTATCGTCGATAATACCTTGTAAACTTTCTAAACCATTAACACCATTTACTCCTGCAGGGAAATGTTTGTCCATTAAATTATTTAATTTTGTCAAAGATTGTTTAGCTTCTTCAGGATCAGATGAAAATAAACCATTTTCTGCTTCGCCTACAATAGTATTCAATGCTTGTTCAAAATCTTCTATGTCAGCAATATGTTCAATCATTCCAGCTAATACTTTTTCTACTTCTTCTGCAGATGCTAATGTATGAATATGAATTCCTTGATAACGCATTTCGTCTGGATGAACTTCTGCTGTAATACCAGCATCAGCTAATTTGGCTTCAATTTCTTTTGCGTGTTCGTCCGATACACCATTTTCTTGATCAAAGTCACCTGCTAAATCATACTGAAGCATATGAGGTTCTGTTTCTCCTTGAAAGCCTCCTGCTTCATCAAAGTCTTCTGGTGTAACTTCTTTTGCTGTTGTTTTTTCTGAAACTAAATTATAAATGTAAGGAAATACGTCTTTTAATTCTTCTTTGAAAGTTTTAATTGTTAATTCATCTATCCAATTTTGTTTAATTTCTTCAGGAACTTCTTTAACTTCTGTTGTTTTATAATCTTTAATTGCTTCTGAATAATATGAATTTCTTTGTAATTTTTGGCAGGTACTTTTAATTTCTTCTACTCTTTCATCTACAATAGATAGATAACTTTTAAGACCTTCTGCCATCACAGCTGAACGATTAATATATGTTTTAAATTGTTTTAGTTTTGAAAGTTCTTCACTTAATCCTGCTATATGTTTTCCAAAATCATCATATGGAACACCGCCATTGGAAATATGTTGAGCCATTGCTCTTGCACCGTTAAGATGTTTAAGAGGATATCTAAATCTTTCTCCTTTAGGACTTTCTATGAATAAAGATTCTATTCTTCGAGATCTGTTAGCACCAACAGACATATCTATTGGAGCAGAGTGTTTAATAACTAAACGTGCATTTCCAATAGGTTGAAAACTAGTTTTTGTAGTTCCGTATATATTAGATTCACTCATTCTTTTTTCCTCGCCATCTTGACGTGTTTGACTCAAATATTGATAGTCTCGTTTTTCAAGGTTGCTTTTAGTAATATCCCTTGTATCAAAATTAAGCATTCTTGATTTAGCAAAATTTCTTAATTCTTTAAGAAATTCAAACCACTTATGCTTTACTCCACTATCGGCATCCTCTATAAAATCCGTATTGTGTAGTACTACTAGACCATCTTTGTCGTCTATACTAATACTTACCTTTCCTAGTTGCTTTCCAGCTTCTTGAAAATCGAAGTCAAAATACCGTGCTTCTTCGGGATTACTAGTAACTTCTCCTGCGTCATTACCCAAAGTGACTGCTGGAAATCGTCCCCTAATTTTAGCGAATAAATCGTTTGCAACTGCTCTTGTGTTCATATATCTTGTATTTATCTACCCTGTGTAACTTGCGAACACTGGTAGTGGTATAACTCTTTCTGTTGTATCTTCATCTGCCTGGCTAAATGACGTATATACTTTAGGATCCCAGTCTTTTAATACTTGTATGATCCTCATAGCTAATAAAGATGCACTAACTAGGTCATCTTTTTCACCTGTTTTAGCTCTATAAGAGGAACCCGATGCCACATATGATTTAAGTTCACTAATTAGAGGTTTACTATGAATTGTCATTTTGTTTCTTTCTATCATTGATTTTAATCTTGCACAGGCACTTATTTTAGTTTTATGAGTTGTATTAAAACCTTTTCTAAATTTTCTAATATGACCTTTTCTAATAGGTTCGTTTACAAACATACCGGGTATAGAATCCTCACCAAAGTCTTGAATTACTAATAATGCTGACTCACCTATTGTATTATTTTCTACACTCCAATATATATTTGAACCATTAGGATTTCCTGATTCATCTTTAATGTAAGTTGATATGTCTTTTAGAATTCTAACTTGTTGTGGTATACCAGTCATATTATGTTTCCATTCGCCTACTTGTTTGTAACTTGGTAATTCATAAACTTGTATTGCGGCATTGTCTCCACCGGTACCCATTGCAGGATCTAATGCTATTACGTAAATACTTTCTGAATTAATTTTTTCATACCAACGTGTTTGTCCCATATTCATTATAGGTTCTTTTCCATCTAACGTTGATAAGAAAATACTATTAATTAAAGTTTCATCATAAACTAAAAACTCACAACCATATTCTCGTCTAAATCTTTCTTCACCTATTCTACTTAATTCTGCCTGCTTCCATTCTTCATCTCGATCTGGATGTTCGTTCCACAAACAAGTATAACCATGAAAGCCATTTGATCCAAGTTCTGCTTCATTACCGTGTTCATCAAATTTATCTTGAGATTGTTTCCATAAAGTTGCAAACATATCTTCATCTGAATTAGGAGTTGATGTAACTATTGCTTTACCTCCTGTTGCTAGTGTAGGAGAAATAGAAGTCCAAAATTCTCTGGCAATACCGGCATTTACGAAAGCAAACTCATCACAATATAATAATGATATCGCCATACCTCTTCCAGTATTTGTAGTAGTTGTTGTGCTAACTATTCTACTTCCATTTTCAAATTCCATAGAACCTTTATTATAGTTTATTACACCTGCTCTAATATGATCAGGACATAATTCATATCCATAACGAATACGTTGCATAATTTCTTGGGCACCAGCAAATTTGTGTGCGGCAATTAATACAACTTGGTCTGGATGAAACATTGCATACCATAATAGATAACAAGCCGCTGAAGTAGTTTTTCCACTTTGTCGTGGTAGCATATTAATATTAAATCTATAATTATGATAACTGTTTAAAAGTCTAGATTGATATTCATAAGGTTTGAATAATAATTTACCCTGTACAGGATGTTGGATATGAAAATAATTTTTAGCAAAATGTTCAAAACCATTATCTGGATTTGTACATTTAGTCAGATCTGTTAGTTGATCCTCTGTAAATCTTTCCTTAAGGTGTGCTTTTTTGGTTAGTACACCATCTAAACTTTTCATTGACATACTAATATTTAGTAGTAAACTGGGGGGTGGAAAATGTTTTGAAAACTACTTTGCTTTGTATTCTTTGTATTGACTTGCTATATCTTCTTTAACTTTTGCAACAAAATCAACAGTTTCTTGTTCCATAGCCATTGGATTGTCACCAGATGACACTTTAGGATAAGTTTTTTTAGCTTTATTAATACCGCCTGCTATATCCTTTGTCATAAAGTTAGTATCTTTAACTTCTGGGTCAGGTGTAGTACTTGCTTTACCAGGTACTTCATCTTTAGTTTCTTCTGTAGCTTCGGCATCAGGTTGTAATATATCTTCTACGTCTTGTGTAGTAGTAGCGGCATCCATTTTTGGTGCTTGTACTCCTGCATTTTTAAAAATTTGTAAGAAGTTTTGGATATCATCAAGATTGTCACCAACCATAGAAAACTGAACTGCTTCTTTTAAAGTTTCTTTGTTAGCTTCTTTTCTGTTTTCTTCTTTGCTTTGAATCTTGTCTACTTTACCTATAAAATCTCTAATATCCATCTTATCTCTCCATTATTCCTTTGTCGCCTTCTGGATTAGTTTTAACATCTTTAGCGGCATCAGGAGCCTCTCTATCTTTTCTAACTTTTTCTAATTCTTTAAGTAATTCCATTACTCTAGAAGTACCTGCTGTTTTTTGTGCTTTAGGATCAGCTTTAGGATATTCACTTTCTAAATTAGCTTTTCCGTCACCTTCTTTTGGCTCTTCTTGTTGAGCAACTAAAGGGTCACCAGGTTTTCTAACTACTATATGATTTTCAGCTAAACCTAATGTATGTTTTAAATATTCTTCAAGTACAGAAGTAGTTGTTGGATATTCAACTTCAATATCAAAATATGTAACTTCTGTATTTTCTAATGCAGGAAAATCTAATGCTTTTTTCTGAATAGGCGTTTTTTTGCCATTACTCATTTTAACTACACTATATTTCTGCATAGCTGATTCAAGTTTGTCAGCTGTATCATCTGCTAACATACCTGCTAAACCTACTTTGAAATTGTAAGTTCTTTTACTTTCAGCTAGATATTCTTTAAAACTTTTGTCCATATGCATTATTTAGCCAGTTTCTTCAACTTCTCGAGTAAACTGTTCCGGTCAGTAATGACGTATCCTTCGCCCTGTACTATGTTAGTAGTGTCATCAACACCCTGTTTAGAGTCTTGCTTTTGTTTCTTTAGCTGTAAATCGACCATTTTAAGCTTCTTATCTATTTTAGCTACCCTGGCATCTAGGGCTGTTTTAAGCATTTGTCCAGCTACTTCAAATACTCTAGAAGAGTACCTGCTTTCTACGTTCATACCTAAGTCCATTAAATCTTCATATGCGTCAATGGCTTTGGAACTAATATCATTTACCTCTGTATCAGACATATCTCCTAATCCTTTTACTTGAGGTAAAGCGGCTGTTATTTTATCCAATTCTGCTATATCTCTTTTAGTAGATTCGTGGTCTTCAATTTTTACTTTTTTAACGTCAGCTTTAACTTCTTTAGCTTTTTCTTCATCTACTATTTCTTGAGATTCAGGTAAGTTTAGTAATTCTTCTAATTTTTTGGTCATAATTATATGCTACTATATTTATTTAGAATATTATCCGCGTCTTCCAGTATGGAAAAGGTCTTTTTCATTAACAACTCTAAATCTAAAACCTTTGTTTTTACACCATGCTATAGCGGAACCCCATTTGGCTTGATTGACTACATAGTGTATTTTGTTAGTTCTACTTTCACCTATACTTTCTTTTTTAGTTTGATTTTCAGGTTTAATTTCTATAACTTCTGCGTGGCTTTTTCCTTTTTTATCTGTGTATGCTATAAAGAAATCAGGAACATAAATTGAAAACTTTCCTGTGAAAGGATGTTTGTAAGGAATTTTAATTGCTTCATTGGCCCATTTACTAATACTAGGACTTTCATCACAGAATCTCATGAAAGCGAATTCCCAACTTGATCTATATAAAGGAGATCTATTACCTATGTATTTGCCAGGATTCTTAGGAGTGAATTTGCCATTTAGATAACGCTTCATGGACTACACCACTATATTTCTTTTTTGAGTGGCCTCATTTGAATCGGTTATTTTATAACCTAAAGAAGAAATTTTTGATCTATTATGATTTAATACTTCAGTTACCATGTAACTTAAATTAGCTGATTTTAATCCTTTTAATGTATCAATTAATTGAAATACATTTACATTATCTAATTTTGCTTGTTGTAATAAAATTGTAGCTGTGCTTATACTAGCAACTTTATCAAATCCTCTTGATTCGAAAAATCCAACAACTGCATCTACTTGACTACTAGGAAACGTTATAGTTTCTGTAAAAAATTGATTAAAAAATTCTTTTACATTTGTTTCCGAATTATTTTCTGTTGTACTTGGTATATTTTGTGACATTATTTGCTTATTCCTTTAATTGCTTTAACTACTCCACCTCTAACATTAGAAGCTGTTCTACCAATAACAGTATTAGCAACACCATAAGAAGAATCTGAAGTCCCGCCTATTTTACCTATTGCTCCTGTTAATATATTAACACCTTCTTGTATTAATCCACCTTTAGTTAAATTTTTAGCATTTTTAATTCTGTTGGCAGTTCTTATTATAGACCCTAAAGTCATTTTACCGCCGCCAGCTCCTAATTGACTACCTATGTATGTATGAGGACCTGAACCATCATTAAATAATCCACTTAATATTCCTCCTTGACCAAATACACTTGTAGTTCCTCCACCACTTAAAGAATTAGGACTAGGTGTTTTATCATAGTGTTCTAAAGCAAATCCTTTAGGTGCACTACCTTTAACTACTCTACCTCTACTATAAAATACAGTTTCATATTCTATAGTCATTTGATTTGTTACTGGACCAGTTTCTTCATTTTGCATTGAATCATGCGTCCAACCAGAAATTACAGGATTAACTATTGTAAAACAAGTAAATGTTTTTCTAGCCATTTGATAAATTTGAATACTACGAAAGAACGGATCAAAAGATCCAGCATCTAAACCAAATCTATATCTATTATGATCAGATGACAAATATGTATTTCCTCTATTATATGGGCCACCTGCTGTTCTATTAAATTGTCTAGGCACACCTGAGTCAGGATTTCCTGCATTATCAAGAGCTCCATAATTACCATCTTTAAAATAATATCTATAATATGATTCCCACATAGCAGTTGTTACACCATAATTATCATCATGGAATACAATGCTTATAGGATCATATTGAATTTTTTTTTGAATTTTTCTTTTTTTATTATACGCAAAAACTGTATCTGTATCAATAGAATATTTAGGTAGTTCTACACCTTTTACTAACATATTTAATTCTGTTCCGTGTTTAGATATTGGTGGATCAGATTTTAATACTGATTCATTTAGAGT